TCTCTACGCCTAATGGCATGAATCACTTCTACAAGATGTGGGAGGATGCTAGGAGAGGTAAGAATGATTATATTACAAACGAAGTACATTGGTCTCAAGTTCCTGGGCGTGATGCTAAATGGAAAGAGGAGACGATCAAGAACACATCGCCACGACAGTTCGCACAAGAATTTGAATGTGACTTCCTTGGTTCTGCTGACACTCTAATTAGTCCAGCAAAACTCCAGACAATACCTTTCCATGACCCCATAGCGAGCAATGCAGGACTTGATGTTTACAAGAGAGCAGAGAAGGATCACGAATATATCATTACTGTTGATGTTGCCAGAGGAATTGGCGGCGACTATAGTGCTTTCATCGTGTTTGATATCACCACGATGCCGTATCAGATCGTTGCAAAGTACAGAAATAATGAGATTAAACCTGTTCTGTTTCCATCCGTCATCTTCCAAGTAGCGAAGGAATATAACAACCCATACATTCTGGTAGAAGTCAATGATATCGGTGATAGTATCGCTGCTACTCTTAACTACGATTTGGAATATCCTAATGTCCTTATGTGCGCTATGCGTGGTAGAGCGGGACAAGTCGTTGGACAAGGATTCTCAGGAAACAAAACGCAATTAGGTGTAAAGATGAGCGTGACCGTTAAGAAGATTGGTTGCGCTAATCTCAAAGCAATTATTGAGGAAGATAAGTTGTTATTCAATGACTTCCAAATCTTCCAAGAACTAACTACGTTTGTGCAGAAGAAACAAGCGTGGGAAGCAGACGAAGGATACCATGACGACCTTGTGATGTGTATGGTATTATTTGCATGGTTGGTCATGCAAGAATATTTTAAAGAGATGACCGACCAGGACATCCGTAGGAGAATTTATGAAGAACAACGAAACCAAATTGAACAGGACATGGCTCCTTTTGGGTTTATTGACGATGGCATGGGCGACGATACCTTCATGGATGCTGACGGAGATCTGTGGGCATACGGAGACAAGCAGGAAGAGGTCGGTTATATGTGGAACTACTGATGGATATTGGGGATCAGTTCAGTCTGGAACACCTTCTTTTCAAGGAAAGGGAGTGTCGCGCATGTGGAAAGAAAAAGAATCTGATTGAAGATTTCTATATGACTAGGAAATCTAAGAGAGGATTACCGTCAGCATATTCATATGAATGCAAGGATTGTACGATAACCAGAATTCTAAATAATAGAAGAGGGAAGCAACCACTGTCTGATTGGCAGTATCCAGACTGGTAGGTTGTTCATGCATTGTTTCCCCTCTTGAGAGATAGGAATTTCTAAATACTTTTAGATAAATTTGATATCTAAGAGGTAAAAAAATGGCAAGTCAAGTCTCGCCTGGTGTTGTTATTAGAGAACGTGATTTATCCAATGCTGTTGTCGTAGGTAATAGTGCTATTCGTGGTGCTATCGCTTCTTCTTTCCGCAAAGGACCCGTAGGCAAAATCGTAAACATCGGATCCGAAAGAGAACTTATTGATACTTTCGGCGCACCAGCTGAGGCAAACGCTGGTGACTGGTTGGTAGCATCCGAATTCCTCCGCTATGGCGGATCACTCGCAGTTGTTCGTGCAGCAACTGGTGTTCTAAACGCTACTGCATCTGGCACTGGTGTTCTAGTTGGAACTAAAGAAGCATTTGATGCTGGTGTAACTACCGAAAAATTTGCTGCAAGAGATGCTGGTGCTGACGGTAACAACCTTCGCGTTGTAATCGTTGACAAGGTTGCTGATTCCAAGATGACTAAGGCAGGTCACGGTCTATCCGTTGGCGATGCACTTAGCGATGGTGCAACAACTGACCACGAAGTTACAGTAGTTATTGACGCTAACACCGTTGGCATTAAGCACGGTGCTGCTGCAGCAGTAACTGGTAACAGCTTCACTCAATCTGCATTCACTGCATCTGACTGGAACGCACTTCCAATTGGAACAACTGGTCTAACATACAAAGCAATTGCTCCTCGTCCTGGAACTTCTGCATACGCTTCTGAGCGTCATCTATCTGGTGACGAAGTACACGTTGCAGTTGTTGATGAGGCAACAAATACAATCGTTGAGAGACTAACATATCTCTCCAAACTTTCTGATGCTAAGACACCTGAAGGTGCTAGTGCATACTGGAAAGATTATGTTAATGAGTATTCTGGATATGTTTATGCTGGTTCTGCACTAACTTCTGCAGAGTATTCCCCAGTTGGTGAAGCACCTGGCGCTGCTGCTGCATCTTATGGTGCTACTGCTGCTGCTCCTCTAACTCTAGCATATATTCTTTCTACTGCTGGTGGATCTCTATCTGGTGGTACTGATGACTATGCATACACCGCTGGTGAAGTTGGTGCTGCATACGATCTATTCCTAGACACAGAAGAAACAACTGTAGACTTCGTTCTCATGGGTGGCGACGCTGCTAATGAGACCGATACTCGTGCAAAGGCAGCATCTGTTGCTGCAGTTGCAAATACTAGAAAGGATTGCATCGCATTCGTTTCGCCTTGGACTGGAGATCAAGTTGCTACCTCTGGTGGTGCTGCTCTAACTCCTGCAACTCAACTTGCAAACACTCTAGAGTTCATGGATACAATTGCATCCAGCTCTTATGTTGTTAAGGACAGTGGTGTTAAGTACACCTATGACAGATTCAACGACAAGTATCGCTACATCGGTTGTAACGGTGATGTTGCTGGTCTCTGTGTTTCTACATCTTCTATTAGCGATGACTGGATTTCTCCAGCAGGTAATAACAGAGGTGGTCTAAGAAACGTCGTTAAACTTGCATTCAATCCTAACAAGGCAGCAAGAGACGATCTATACACTGCTGCAATTAATCCTATTGTTGCATTCCCTGGTGCTGGTCCTATCCTATTCGGTGACAAGACTGCACTAGCATCTCCTTCTGCATTTGACAGAATCAACGTTCGTCGTTTGTTCCTCAATGTTGAGAAGAGAGCAAGAGCACTTGCTGAAGGTGTTCTGTTTGAACAGAATGATGAGACAACTCGTTCTGGTTTCGCTTCTTCTATCGGTTCTTACCTCTCTGAGGTTCAGGCAAGAAGAGGTCTAACTGATTACTTGGTTGTTTGTGATGACACCAACAATACTCCTGAAGTCATTGACAGAAATGAGTTTGTTGCTGAACTCTACCTCAAGCCAACTCGCTCTATTAACTTTGTAACAGTTACTGTTACTGCTACAAGAACGGGCGTTTCGTTTGCTGAAGTCGTCGGTAGATAATTAATAGTATAACGAGTAAAAATCACGAGGTAAAAAACAATGGCAATCAATAACGTAAGTACGTTTTTAGGAAGGATTGGTCAAGGCGTCAAACCAAATATGTTTTTGGTGGATGTCAAATTCCCTGACACTCTAGATAAAACATCTGAGCAGGAATTGATCAATGTAATGTGTAAGTCCGCAGCACTCCCAGGTTCTAACCTGGGTGTGATTGAGGTTCCTTTCAGAGGAAGAACAGTCAAGATCGCAGGTGACCGCACCTTTGATACCTGGACTGCAACCTTCTTCAATGATAAGGACTTCAAACTACGCTCCTTCTTTGAGCAGTGGGCAAACAGCATCAATACCCATAATGATAACACAGCAACTCTGTTTGCACCAAACAAGTCTACTGGTTACATGGGTGAACTAATTGTTAAGCAACTTGAGAAAGATACTACCGATGGTGGTTCTGTTCTCAGGGAGTATACACTAGTTCATTGCTTCCCAACTAACGTTTCTCCTATTGATCTTGCTTATGATAGCAACGATCAGATTGAGGAATTCACAGTTGAGTGGCAGTATTCTTACTTCACTGCAAAAGGTGGAACACGCGACGGCGTTTCTGGCATTGGCGTAGTCTGATAAATAACTAGAAGCACACTAGTTTTGAACAGTAGTCATGAGTCAGTTATTTGGCTTCCAGATTAATCGCAAGGAGGGTCAGAAGGGTCAGTCCCCTGTCCCTCCTAATGCTGATGAGGCAATTGCAGTAGCAGCAGGTGGTTATTATGGGACATATGTAGACACGGATAATCAAGCTCGTAATGAGTTTGAGATGATCCGTCGTTATCGTGATATGGCACTACACCCTGAGGTGGATAGTGCAGTTGACGAAGTGGTCAACGAATTTATTGTGAGTGATGCTCACGATACTCCTGTGGAAGTTAATCTAGATGGTCTAGATGCTGGCATGGGAATCAAAAGAAAAATTCGCGACGAGTTTGAGTACATCAAAAGACTTTTAAACTTTGATAATCGCGCACATGAAATCGTCCGCTCATGGTATATTGACGGGCGACTTTTTTATCATAAGGTTATTGACCTAGACAATCCTAAGAAAGGTATTACGGAACTTCGTTACATTGATCCTATGAAGATCAAGAAGGTCCGTCAAAAAATTGACAACAAACCGAAAGACTCTCTAGCACGCCAGGCAATTAAAGGCACGGCGCTTGAGTATGAATACGGAACGTTTGTTGATTACTATCTTTACAATCCAAAAGGATTTTATAAAGGTGGTGTGTT